GTTCCGGAGTAATACCTTTATTAAAATTACCGTTCTGTATTGAACCCTTATTTTCTGAACAATGTTCTAGCCATGATGGACTAACCCAATCTTCAAAATTTTCTATTAACTTCATCTTTAGTGATCCTTAATAATACTATTACTTATCACCCGTTAGCCAGTGCTTTGTATCTTTGTATCTATCTGAAGTTGTGTTTAATTTTTTAGCTTTAGGAATTAAAAGAGGACCTACTTGTTTACTTGTATATCGTTCATCGCCTCTTAAAATGTGTCGTTTAAATCCTACACATAAATCTAATGTAGTTCCAGTCATTAAACTATGTACACACTTATCAGCTAGTATGTCATGGTTATCTTTTATTAAATGATTATAACGAGTATCAATACCCCCCTTATACCATTTCTCATCATCATCAGGAGTTACAAATTCTGCATTAGATACTGACCCAGTTAAGTCTCCTAGTACATTAATAATACCAGCAAAGTCAATAGTCATAGAAAATCCAGGAATTAATAACAAATCAAATTCAATTTGATGGCGCATTTGTTTAAGCCAACCAACTTGAAATTCTGTTCTAATTAGGTCTAATTCGTCTCTTTGTATATAATTTACATAACCCTTTATAGCTTCTGTTATACCTTTGTCATGTTCTGTAGCAAACTCGTCCCAATTACTAATCATATAATTTGAAAGTTGCGGTTTATCTTTAAAGAACCAATAGCGATAAGGAGATGTTAAAATAACTATAACAACATCACCTTTTACTAACGGTTTCTCTTGGTTGCCTAGTATTGCATCACGAACATTAGAAAATATCCAATCATTACTAACGCCTATGTGAGAATTATTACTTAAAGCAGTAACTTGTAATTTGTTACCTAATTGATTAGTCCACACCCAGTCTTCTTTAAATGGCTGTGAAAAACTATCTCCAAAGATGTGTAAAGTTCTCATATTACTTGTCCGGTAGATTATACGCTATCCAGAATAACGCTCCTGATATTGGTATAGCAAAAGCTAACCTCATTAGTAAATCTCTAATCTGATCCCGCCACGGTCTTTTCATGTGACCTCCTAATCTGTATTAAGGTTGTTTAAAAACTGTCTTAATTTTGTTGAATCTGTTTCTGCATGAACCTTTGGTACTGCCATACCTTCATTAGGTTCTTTTATTGGTTCATCTTCTTCTACTGTACTTGTTTTCTTTAACCCTGCTAGTATAGGCGAGTTACTAGTAGCACCACTATATGATTCTTCTTCATCTAGATCTGTAATACGTAAACTATCTATATCAAACATTAAATCAATTTTGCTTCCTATACCACTTGATGATCTAGTCTTCATTAATTGTATTTGATAACGTCCACGCTCACGCATAGCCCTACTTGTAAAGATACCTATAACATTATCTGCTGTTTGGATTTTACTTAATCCACCTGCAATATGTGAATGATCAAATTCTATTTCTTCAACACTTTGTCTGTTTAACTGTGATGCTGTTACAAATATAATTCCTAATTCCATTGCTAAATTTCTTAGTTCTTCTGATACAAATTTATCTTTAACATATAAATCACTAGGTGATACTTTTTTACTTAATGGCATTAACAAGTCTAAATAATCTACTAACAATACATCAATTTTAAGTCCTGTTTTAATTTCATATTCTTTAACGAAGCTTCTAATATCATTTGTATTTTTACCACTTGACATATACTTAATTTGAAATGCTCCGGCTTTTCTACCAACTAATCTAACTTTCATTTCAATACCATCAAGATCTTTAAATATTTCTCTAGTTGGCACTTCAGTTAACATACTATCTAAACGCATAGCAACTAATTGTTCAGAAAGTTCTAATGTTATTAATACAACATTAAGTCCTTTCAATACCCAATTAACGCCCATGTTAGCTAGAAATAAAGATTTACCTGCACCTGATCCACCTGCAAATATATTAAGTTCACCACTATTAAAACCACCAAATAACTTTCTATCTAATGTTTCCCAACCCGTACTTACTTGTCCGTTGTTATTTTTTAAAGCTAACAATCTTTGCTTAGGTTCTTTAAAATAATCAGTTCCAAGATCTTTTTGCAAACCAATTTGTACTGCTTTTTTTACTAGATCTTCTACAGGTCCATACTCGCCTTTTTCTAATAAGTCAGCACTTTCAAGAATAGCTTTTTCTAAACTTTTATGTCTACAAAAAGTTTCAAAGTCCTTTAATAACCAATCATAATGCTGTTCGTTTAAGTCCTTAGAAGGTTCTAATTTTACATCACACGAACTGTTTATAATGTCTTGTGTTGGAAGTACATTATGTTCAGCAACAAAGTCTTGTAAGAATTGTGCAGTAGTTTGTAACTTACGATCAAATAAAGTTGGGTCAAATATACCTTGGCAACGCACAAAAGTTTGTGCATCACTTAACATTATTTCCAAATAAGTTTTTTGTATATTGTAACTGTAATCTATATTTTGTTTAGTCATTAGTTGTTATTATACCATATTTTAGAATCAAAGTCAATATGTTGTTTTGTCGATGCCAATACACCGCCAATACATGAACCTGGATCTCCTGGGTTTGGTGGTACCCAAACATTATGCCAACCTTTCTTAACCATGTTGACTGCTGTCTTATTTAATGCACACCCTCCTGTTATAATAAGATTGCGACTTGGTAAATGATTCCAACACCATTTAGTGTTTGATTTAAGCATTAACTCAAATGCACATTGAGTTGCACTTGCAAGTCTTGCCATATCCATATCTGATTTTAATTCTGGTTTATACCAATCACATCCTTTATGCATATTAACTTTAAACTTAACTCCAGGTAAGTCTCCATTTAATGGACCTTCTACGAAAGTACTTAATAGATCATTTAGTAAGTTTATATTTTCTTCTACTTTAATAGGTGTGCCCAAAGGATCAACTTTATATTCGTCTCGGTTTGCTTTAAACCCAAGACGTTGTGTCAATGCTGAATAAAATAGTCCTATACTATGTGGATACTTTTGTGAATAAATTTTTTTCATCTTATCATCATAACACGCCCATATAGTAAAACATTCCCACTCACCAATGCTGTCTAAAACTATTACAGTTGCATTAGGAAGTCCACTAGTATAATAACCATATGCGGCATGACTATTATGATGAATAGCAAATTTAATAGGACACTTAATATCCCATTGTCTTAAATATTTGTGAATATTATTTTCTTTTTGTAACCAGCCTTGGCCAGCCCACCATTGTCTAAGAGTTTTTAGAAAGGGAGTTTCATACCATACAACTTTGTCTGGCATTCGCCAACCACCGGCTTCTTTAGCGGCGTTAACAAGTTCAGGATTTAAATGAGGATCGTTGTCTACTTTCGAAAAGTCTTTAGCCAAAGCGGCCCATAAAAGTTTTTCACCGTCAAAAACTGCTATACTGGCATCATGACTATTACCTACGATACCCCAGGTTATCACTTACGGTGCTCCTCAATTTTGTCAATCAAACCAAAACTAATAGCCTCCTCGGGTGTCATAAACTTATCACGTTCCATTGCTTCTGTAACAACCTTTAGGTCTTGCTTTGTGTGTTTAGCATACAATCTATTCAAACGTTCTTTTGTTTCAAGTATATCCTAAACATGAATTTCCATGTCAGTTGCTTGTCCTCTAAATCCACCTGATGGTTGGTGAATCATTATTTTACTATTAGGTAAAGCAATACGTTTTCCGTTTGCACCCGCCATTAATAACAATGAACCAGCTGATGCGGCCATGCCAATACAAACAGTTGCTACATCAGGTTTAACATATTGCATTGTATCATAAATTGCTAATCCTGAATGAACATATCCACCTGGCGATTGTATGTACATAGAAATATCTTTATCCTTACTAACTGATTCTAAAAATAGTAATTGAGCACAAACTGAAGCGGCACTATCTTCGTCAATTGGTCCTGTTAAAAAGATAATTCTATCTTTTAGTAGCCTACTATAAATGTCATAAGCACGTTCGCCCTTGTTGGTTGACTCAACAACCATAGGTATTAAATTTGGCATAAGTTCTCCTTAATCATATCCTCTTCCGTGTTCATCATACCATGAATCCATTCCCTTTGGCATCTCTGAACAATCTAATTTTACTTTTAACTCAACACGCTGTGGCTTCTCATATACAGCTTCAAGATCTAATTTAGCGTCACAGCTTTCACACATAATAGGATCTTTCCATTTCATCTTTAAAGCAATCTCTGTTGGAATGTTAACTGCTTGAAAATATGATCCATCAGACTTATCATGCTTAATCGGGAACTCCACCCGTTGACTACACTTTGGACAATACACCATAACAAAATCATTTATTCGTTTGTTCTGCTGACGGTCATACATATCTGCTGGATCTATAAAGTGTCCTTCTAACATAACGTCTCCTTAATCAAAGTTTATATCACCTACATTAAAACTCATACTAATTCGTTCTACATCACTTGTAAATGGATATACACAATGTTTTAATAGTGCATCAAACAATAAAATATCCCCTGTCTTGGGAATAATT